ACTAAATTGACCACTACCAATAAAATATGATCCTGTAGCTACTGTAATATTTGCGCCAGCGCCTGAGACATTGGCTGTAATGATATTGCCACCAACATATAAATCTTTGTATACACTAGCACCACCAAATGATTGCAATGCACCAGTATTGGCTGTAGTTGCTTGTGTTGTATTTTGTGCAATAACAGTATTACCGTTAACTAGATTAGAAGTTAATGCAGTAGTTGCATTAATTGTGCCGGTTGTACTGATATTGTTGTTGCCAAAGTTAGCTAACAATGCTACCACATTGGCATTACCATATGTGCCAGTACCGCCTGTTGAATTGATAGTAACAACACCACTACCACCTGCAGGACTAATTGTTATATTAGTACCAGCAACAATTTGTGTTACGCCTGGTGTGTATGGTGTACCATTGGCCCAGAAGTAACCATTGGTAGATGTTACATTGCCCAAAGTCGCTGTACCAGAAACAGATACAGCCGATAGTGTACCAACGCTGGTAATATTAGGTTGTGCGGCTGTTGATAATGTGCCAGTTAATGTAGCACCTGTATTACCAATTGTGCCTGCTTGAACTGTGCTGGCTGTTAGACCTGAGCTGGCATTTAATGTTGTAAAGCTACCAGCACCGCCTGTGATAGCACCTGTTGTTGTAATCACATTGCTGCCAAATCCAGAACTTAAGAATGTGGCCACATTGGCATTACCATAGCTTGAACTTCCGCCTGTGCTGAATGTAGCATTAGCATAAGTTTCAAAACTTGTTAAATTGTTTTGTACTGTTACAATAGCCGCATTGGCCGCTGTAATGTTTGCACGAAGACCAGATATTTCATTTTCTTGTACGGCTGCATTGCTGGTCAAAGAAACTATTTGTGCATTAGCATAAGTTTCATAATTGTTTAAGTTTGTTTGTACTGTTACAATGGCTGCATTGGCTGCTGTTACATTGGCATTGATACCTAGAATAGTTGGATCAGAACCAGCGGCAAGATAAGCGGCCACATTGGCATTGCTATAAGTTGTGCCACCGCCTCCGCCTGCAAATGGCAACCCATTAGCATAAAAATAACCATTAGTATAAATTGCGCTTGGACTTAGTGTACCACCATATGTTGGCAAGTAAGCTGCCACATTGGCATTGCCATATGTACCACTACCTCCAAGTGTCTGTGCCGATACTTGTGTGTTTGCATTGGTTAAATAGAAACCAACGCTTGTACTATTAGCTAATAGCGCATTTAAACTTTGCGCAGAATTTAATACTGAGACCGGACCTGACCCAATATATAGACCTGTTGTATTACTTACTGAGACATTTGCAGCCATGTTGTTTATCCTTAATTATCTTGAGCTAAAACGCTGACCTTTGCGTGGTTGGAATACGCTGGTTAATTTGTTATGGCCACCGGACCATTTACCTTTGTTATTCTGATCTTCCACAGTATCCCAAGCAAGACTAAACTTGGCTAACCATTTGTCTGCATCTTCCATCATTTTGCGTTTGTAATAATAATTGTGTAGTGTTCCATAGATATAACCTTCTGGGAACGAACTTAAGACCACATTGTTTTGTACTACAGTTACATTGTCAGATTCTAAACTAAACAACAATGGCCATGTAGTAAAGTAATACATGTTGATAACTGTACCTTGTGTAAGTGCTGGCAAAAATTCATAATATTGACCAACTTCACTAAAGCTACCACGATATAATTGTGCAATGTTATTTGGATATAGATATAGACTTTGAACCATTTGTTGGCCAATCATGTCACGATCACCAATACGATCATAAACGATCCATGGACCAGCTGTTGAGTTATTACCATTGTTTCCTTGATTAAAGAACAAAATAGGTTTGTTCATGTCTGCCGGAATTGGAACATAACCATTACTATTGGCAACGCCAAATGTTGTATACGGATTAGTTCTTAATGCTGGTAACTCAATATTACGCATCATTAGTTCAGCAAGATAGATACATTGCTTAATTTCATTATCATCACTGGAACCAGTGAATGCTTCTATATAACTAACTAACGCTGTTGCGTCTGGGATCATGGTTGACATTGCAAGTCCTTATTGTTTAGGTGCGTAATTAGCACCACTGAAAAATTTTGTTTGATCTACTCGGGCTGGATATGGAACTTGAATAGGGATTGGTAACTTACCACCTGGATAACAAACAAAATCATTATATTCTTGTTCTACTACTCGATAAAACTGTGCTTTCAATGTTTTATCTAATTTAATTGTGTGCCAACTCATGCCGCCAAAATAATCATTGCTAATATTAATAGCAATAACATCAGGAATCTCTATCCATTTGTAACCAATTTTGCCATCGGGCATAATAGGTGCTAGTGGATCTATGTATCCTGCTTCGGCTCGCTTGCGATATTCTTGGCATTGTTCACGAATGTATTCCACATTCATTTGTTCGCGTTTGATATAGAATTTGCCGCCTTCGCGTCCGGTAGTAACTTTGATGTTACGGCTACCGTTCCAACCTTCTCTTTTCCAATCGCCTTTCATGGCATTGTACAATTTGTCGTTTTTTAGTAAACGATCTGCTATTCCATTTTCTGCTGTTGCTAAACCACCTGAATCTTGACGAAATGCTCGTTCATCATGTTGGGGATCTTCGTCAGTCAAATAGCTTTTATCTGCGTAATTAGCGAATTCATTATTTGTAATCATATTACTATTTAGTCTCAAAGGAAAAGGGCCATAAAGGCCCTTTCCATACTTGCAATTAAGTTTGACTTAATTAGAAGCTTACAGCATCCCATGCATTCAAGCGTACCACATTGGCTGCTGGGCGTGTTCCACCAATAATAGTAGAAGCACCACCGTTACCAGAACCAAATGATACTGATTGACCACTTGCGCTAATGTCGTGTAGAACACCAACACCGGCTGGGTTGCGTACAATTAATGTACCTTCCATGATGAACTGGTCTAAACTAGCGTCAGCATTCGAGAATACTTCGTTGTTAGGACCTAGATCACGCAATGAACCCCACTGAAGAACTTCTTCATTCAAGAAGTAGATCTGGTTACCGGAACCAACTTGGTCCATAATCCAAGAATCAAAAATCTCGTATGTATAGTTGAAGTCACCTTCGTATGTAGCGATTGTGTCACCACGCTCACTGTTTACACGGTTGATACTACGGCTTGTAGGCATTGTATCAGACAAGTGTGTACGCAAGCTAGTTGGGCAAACAATAGTACGGATCTTAGCATTGAAACGCTGTTCAGCTACAGTAACTAATTGCTTGTACAAGCTAGGTGCAAATTGTTGCAATGTACCTGTATAAGAATAGAAACTTGAACCTAGACCTTCACCAGTGTTAGTTACAGCACTACTAACAATGCTACCACCAACTGTCCAGACATTGGCTGTACCTTGAGTAGTTGTATCGCTAGATTCACTGTTGAATACTGTGTAGTATGTAGAACCCGATGCTGGGTTAAAGCTGTGTGTGCCAGCAAATGCATTCAAAGAACCCATACGACGACCAATAGCTGAAGTAGCTGTTTGAACACCATAAGCGGCAACGGTCACATTGGCGTTTGTGTTATTTGGGTTAGCATCGCCTGTAGGGTATGTGAATACTGTAGCAGGAATACCAACACCAGATGCTAAACCAGATTGACCAGAATACTTAGTACCGATTTGGTCTGCACGAACGATCTGTGCTTCCACATCGAACATTAATTCGATCAATTGCTTAACTTCTTGGTATGCTTGTGGATCTCCACCAGACTGTTCAACAGCACGAGCGGTACCAGTAGCACCAACAACTGTACTGAAAATCTGTGTGTAGTTACCCAAGTTGGCACGGCTTTGTTGTTCTACTTGAGCAGAACTAACAGCAGCACCTTCTTGTTGAGCTTGAGTCTGTGGTAAACGATACACATCGTTTGTCCATAAAGGTAATGTAGAAACTACTTTACGCTTTTTAGCCATACACATGTTTAATACTGGGGTATCATCTTTAACACGGTTTGATACATCTAAATCTAAATCTTTAACAACGATATCGGTTTGGTATAGCCCTGTTCCGTTACCAATTGCTGTGGTTGAATTATAACCTGTAGACATTATTTTCTCCTTTGTTATGTCTTTATTTTATCGTCTGCCACGCATAGCATTCATCTTAGCTAATAGCAGATTATCAGCGGCCTTACGGTCGCCAGCTTTGGCTTTTTCTTGAAGACTAGTCAATTCGTCTTTACCGGACTGTATGCGAGTTCCTGAGCTACGAGTAGTTAAAGCAGCAATACTACTGCCTGCACTTTTCGTTTTAGGTCTGTCTCGATATTTTAAACCGTCTCTTAGCAAACTTAACACATGTTCATCACTAGAGATTAGGTCCAAGTTATCAATACCTGGGACTAATTGTCCTTTAGCTCCTGCCCAACCTTTTGCAACTTTCTCACGGACTTCATTGTAAATGGCACTATTACGCAATTCTTTATCTTGGAACGCCTTGCGGTTAGTTTCAAGTATTTCATTAACTTGTTGGCGTCTTATATCGTAAAACTGATCTAAGTTAGGCTTCAGTTGATTGATCATTTGCCCTTGTTGAGCAATGTATCTTTCATTCTGTGCCATACTAGCTTCTATTCGAGCCCGTTGTGCGGGATCTTGAGTAGTTGCCAACTGTTGCTGAAATGTCGACTGGTAATTCTGTGTCTTAACAATTTCATCGTAAGCCCGTTGTAATTGAGGCTTAACAGTAAACTCCATTGCCAATAAAAGACCTTCTGTTTCGGCCCGTTTTTGTTGAAGGTATTCATCAAACTCGGACTTTTCAATCTTTAATTGTCTTGCATCTTCACTAATTGCTGCACCTTGGCCTAGTATAGCGGCGGCTTTCTTTGCGTCAATTTCAATTTCTTTGCCATTGCGTTTAAATTTAAACTTGGCATTTGGATGTTCTTCGGCGAACTCCAAGAAATCAATAATATCTTCACTAGACGAATCTGTTTGGCTTACAGAACTTGTGTCGTCCTGGGCGTCAACTTCTTCACTTGCTTGTTCACTATCATATGCTTCTGGTTCTGCAACTTCTGGCTCTACTAAATCGGTATTGTTGTCATCTAAGATTTCAACGCCCGGTGGTGCCACAGGAGCTTTAACATCTGCCGATGCTTCTGACCCTGCTTCAGGTTGTTTGGGATTACTCATTTGGTTACGCAAAGTTTCTTGTTTCATTGCGGCCATCTTTTGAGCAATAGCATCCAAACCACTACTGACATTTTCGACCGGTACCGTCTCTGGTGCGAGATTAGGGCGATCGGTTACAATGTTTTCCATTGTTGTTCCTTTTCAAAGTTATGCGTCGGGCGCTGCAGGTAATTCCTGTTGCGTTACCACGCGATTTTTCATATAACTAGCTCTTTTCAGAACTTGTATGAAACCGTCTACACCTGCTAGCTGATTACTCAAAGCTATTCGCAGGTTGTTATGTTCTTCGGTATGTCCCTTAATTTCACTAAGGGCATCCATTATTTCTAGTTGATGCTGGCGAATAAACAATACAAAATCTCTATTAGCCAAAATATTTTCAGCATGTGATCCTGTTGTTTTAACACGATCTAACTGACTGGGCGACATCTTCTTTATATCATTAAAGTTAGCCGCCATCTTGTTAGTGAATGCATCCACTATATCCTGTTCAATCATTGTCAATCCTATTCAATGTAAGTTTATTTATGGTCCGAAGGCTCTAGCCTTGTGTTCCTTGATTAAAGCATAACCTTCTAACTGTTTACTTGCTGTGTTACCAGCAACATCAGCTTGAATTTGCTGTGCTCGAGTAATGTCAAGCTGTCCACTTGGACTCTTACCAGCCATATTAGCCTGTATTTCTTGTGCGCGAGCCTGATCCAGTTGGGCACTAGCCGTTTGTTTTTGTTCTTCTGGACTTGGTTGACGCGATTTAGCAGATTCATGTGCTTGCTGTACCATTTCCATAACTTCTTGTTCGGTTGGCAAGTAAGTATCACAATCTTTAACACCTAACACATACAACATATCAGCATAAGGTTTTTTCATTTTCTTAAATGCTGCAGGTGTAATTGCACCTGACTGTACGCCAGCAACAATTTCTTGTGTTAGTTGTGTTTGTGCTTGTTTGATAATTTGCAAGCGTTGTAATGAGTTTTCTTCTGACTTCATGCCTAGAGCCAAATCTACATGGATTGTTTTACGCTCATTAAAGTTCATGTCATCAAATGATTGATAGTCAATAAATTCAGCCTTTTTCTCTGGATGGAATTCTGCGGCTAATTTCTTAACACCATAGTCATCACCATACTGTACTAGTGTACGCCATACTAACCAAATAGCATCTTTTAGGCCTTCAGCACAATTCTTAACTGTATTGTCTTGAATAACTTGGTTAGGACTTAGTGCTAGGTTTAATTTTGCTCCTGAGTTACCTGGATCCATTACTTCTGGATTGAATACATCTTGCGGACTGGTCATACCAACCATGGCCATGCTATCTTGTTGCATACGGCTCATAGTATTGTCTAGGAATGTTGGATTACCTTGTGGAACAGGCATTTGATAAATGTCTGTTTGTGGATTAAACTTTGAATCCAAAATAAAGATAGCTGCTTCACCATCAGCAATTTCTTCAAAGTCTACGCGATCTGGTTTAACACCAGTTCTAGGAGTTGATTGTAGTAGACCAATTAATAATTCTGCACGATAACCTGAAGTCATGTACTCTTGCATAGGCACTACTGATTCAGCAATAGCCATACCATAGAAGTTTTGTGCCAATGGCTTTGGACACATATTGGCAACAGGAATAAACTCTACTTCACGGGCACTAATAACATACTGTCCAGAATAAATTAACTCAATAAGTTCCAACTCACCATCGCCATCAATATCATAACGATTCCATACAGTAAGAACAGTAACTTGTCGTGCTTCTGGTTCTTGGGCACTATAACCTTGTGCTGGTAAACCATTGATAGGCACACTATCACGAGCATGCAAGGCAAGATTATTAAGCAAACTACCAGCTTGGTAACTTCCCACATTACTATATTCAGCATATACTTTGAATTCCTCTAGGTCAATGTCAGGATACAGTTCAGTTGCTTCTTGTATTGACATAGGTTTGTAGAATCCACAGAATGGTTGTTCTTGGATATCAATAACTGTTGGGTCACACATCCAATAGTGTTGTGCAATTGGACGGAATTTGATGTTTAGGTTGTAGCCAGTTAGTTTGTATTCGGCTTTGTAAATTGTATTGCGAGCAATCGAATCGCCAATGTGATCTTCACCATCGCGAACTTCAACTAGATCTGGACCATCTGTATTCATGCTGTCAAAGTTGCCAGCAGCACCAGCTTGTGCTTGTTCAATACGATGTTTTAGGTTCTCTTCATTTTGTGCGCCTGGCAAGTCACGAACAAATTGACTAGTTTCTTTCATAACTTGTTCGGTATCTACATGGCTCTTGCGACGACTCTTGCGCAGTGCTGTTAGGCCAGCTTCTTCAGCTTGTTGTTCAAATGCCTTAAGTTGATCTAGTGTACCTGAAGTAGTTACATAGCGTACAAAACTTTCACGCATAGGGCTAATTAGCATTTCGCCATTTTTGTGTAAGCAAGCATCCATTACCCAATGCTGTAGAATAGTGTGTGGATCATTGTTTTGGTTGATTAACTTGTGTACCATATTGGTAGCTTGCAATGCAGCCGCATCATCGGCTTCATTGTCGGGCACAAATTCAAAGTTAATTTCGCCATTTTGTGCAATACCTTTGGTAATAACACTAGTAGCATAGTCCACCACAGGTTTTACCACAGGATGTATGTAGTCAATACCATTAACTGGATCAGTTGAGTTAGTAACAGCTAGATTTAAATAATGATAATCGCTTATACGATTAATATTGTTTTTAGTTGCTAATAAACGCAAGTTGGCTGCGCATTTTTGATCTAGTAAAGATTTCATCTTTACAAAGCGAGCCATCATGCCCGAGTGGCCATTAAGGTTTGATATTACGACATTTTTTAAATCTAACATAAGGGTTTATTCCTGATTTATTGTATTATTTAGCGTCACATTACGCCACCGTCAGGCGACCATGACCGTTTCCACACAGGTAAATCTTGATTAGTCTTTTTATTAGCCTGTAGCACACGCATATTGTGTTTGGCTGCGGCAAAACGAGCTTGTGGACTACGATCGTCCCAGGGTTCTGACCAACCATTTAAACAGCCTAGTAATGCATAACGAGCTGAGTCAATAGCATCATCGGGATCGCTGAAGCGTCCCTTTTCATCTACATAGTAGTTTTGACATTCACGCAGGAATTCTACACAGTTTTCGTTAACATGAAATGTGCCTAGTTCCAGCATTTGGCGCATGACATTTATACCAAAACTTTTATGGTTAGTTGTGCGCCCTTGTTCATCTGGTGGATTGCGTATAGGATCAGGATAGACATTAAGTTCATACTGTTCAAACATTTGTCGAATACTTAGGCTACTCATAGTGTAACGACCTACTGTGCCCGCATCTGGTGGTAGGACAATAGGAGTGCCAAACACTTCAGGACGCATCAGATGATTAATCCAATTAACGGGATTAGCTTCTTCTGTGCCCTTTACAACTACCTGTGTATGTAACCAAGCTTCTTGACCATCCGGATCCCAATACATTAACGATATAACTGTGCGGTCATTGACCAATCCGAGGTCCAAAGCAATAACACGATGCAGACCATGAGTATTTCTGAAATCATAATCACCAGTCTTGTAAGTGGGCCAGTTTCTAATTTGAAATACTGCTCCCTTGCCCATGACAGGCACGCCATTCCTACGAGCATCACGCTCATGAGGCAAATAGTCTCGCTCAAGTTGTCTCCTTGTTTCCATTAATAAGAAAGGTTCGCCCCAGGGATCATATTCAGGAACATCATCCCAGCTTACCCTTATGTGTTCATAGCCTTCTTCATGATGCCAGAACTTTGATACTAGTCCGTTAAGACCTTTAAGTGGTGTAAACGAACATAGCACTTGACCTTGTGTTGTAGCTGTACGAGTTACAATCTCTGAAAAGAAATCATCGGGTGGTTGTTCGTCAAACACAGCTAGGTTAAGTTTGAAACCTTGCATTTGTCTAACTTCCTGTGTGTAGTTGGCAAACAACAAATAGCTTTTGCCGCCCGACACATGTCGAATCTCTACTCCTAAACAGTTAGCACCATCCGATCGCATGGTT